GACACGACGCCCGCAACTACGCCAGCTTGGGATTGGACGTTGGCAATGTAGCTCATAATGTCAGTGCCGTTGACCAAGAGCTTGCCGCCTGAGCTAGAAAGTCTCAAAGAGTAGTCGACGGTGTCTCCACTTTTTTCGTGAAAGTCTACCGTACGGCCGATTTCAATTACCCCATCCTCACCAATGGCCGGGAAATGGGTGCCGTCCCAAACGCTGTTATTGCCGTTTGGCGTGTACGGAAGATGGTCAAGCCCTGTGCCACCCCGAGCCACGGGCAGGATGCCGGTAATGCCCGGGGTGACTGACTTGTCCGCTTCATTGAGGTTTACCCTTTTGGTGCTGGCGAGGTCTACCTGGATAGTCTGCCCCAGCATGGCCGGGGTCACGATTTTATCTTTGTTGGTTCCAGCGGTCACCTCAGCCTGTGTGGCAAAGTCTATTGTCCTAGGGAGCATGATGTAGGCCGCGGTCCCGTCGGAGATGGTAGAGCCCACCGCCCCCCAGGCCGGCTCAGCGTCGCCGCTGGTGCCTGCCGTGGTCACTCTCGCAATAGTATTAGCTGGCATGTTCGGAGACAATACCACCTGCCCCTTAATGTAATTCGTGCCTGGCTGCCAGAGAGCCATGGACACAAGGGAGTACATTACCGCATAGTGGTTTTTAAGATATTCCTGAAACTGCTGCTCCGTGGTGCCTTTGCTGGCATCGTTTGGGTCGGGATAATCCAACATCCCGTCCAGTGCCTGTAGTTTTTTAACGTCTGTCATTTAACCCTCCTGTAACTCATTTACAAATCCTTGCCATGTGATGTCCACAGTCCCAGCCACCTGCCTGCCATTACTGTCAAGCAAGGCAATGACGCAGGGCGTCTTGCTCAAGACTTTGACAGTTACAGCGTCATCATCCTGCACGGCGTCGATGTGGACGGCGGTAGTCTCATAAAATGGCGTGGTAATCGGGAGCTCCATCCCCTCAGCAGGCACCGCCAAATCTTCAAAGTGCTCCTGCCTGTCCGGAACATCCACGTAGGCATGGAGGCCCTTAATAATCGTTTCTTGATAAGAGCTGTTCTTTGCCTCAATCCTTATCTGGATGTCATCACCGGCCCGAACCTCCACCTTATCGGACCACTGTTTCCAAAGGTCTGCGGTAGTGTCCCACACATTGGCGTCCTTTTTCTCAGTCGTCCAAAAGCTGGCGTCCGCTTTATTCGCCGGCCAGAAGGAGGAGTTGAGAGCCCGCCGGTAATAGACTACTGCAGGGCCTTCAATATCCGTGGTTAGCCAAAACTGGCCGCTTGCTGGGGCCTTGAATTGGCAGTTGGCAACGTAAGACTGAAAAGAGCTGTCCCACATTTTAGCGTCCTTAGTGCTCCAAAACTTTCGGCCTTTTTCATGCCACATCTTGGTGGAGTTGACGGCGTGGATGTAACCGTCAGATAAGACGGTGCCATTGTTTTTAACATCGGCAAAGCTAGCCGCTCCAAAGTCTTTATCAAAAAGGACGTTTTCCTGCAAAAGGTCGCCCATATCTAGCAGACAGTAAGCAAAGTTTTTGGATTCGTTGCCGTTAGTGTCCACCGCCTTAATCATAACGGCGTGGGTGCCCTGCCTGATGGTCTGGGTTTCATAGGGCTGAGTAGTTATCAGCCCTTCTTGTACCGCTATGCCGGTCTCCCAGTTGAGCTCCTTGCCCTGCGTGTACTTGAGGATAAATCCTGCAATGTCGTTAGGGTCAGGATACGTATACTTCCACCAATAGCGCCGGATAGACGAGGACATCTTTTCAACGTTCAGCACCTCCACGTCCGGAGGGAGAATCTGCACGGATTTTGGAATAAACGGATAGGCCTGCACGTCGGCGAGTGACTGCTCCATGCCGCTAAACACGTTAAATGCGGTAAATTTAAAATAAACGGTCTTGCCAATGTAGGCATTTTTGAGCCCGGACCGCAAGAAGGCCTCATCGCATCTTGCAATCTGCGCGCCGGTCGGATGGTACTCGGGGTCACTGCCAAACTGCCCCCTTACCAATCCGGACAGCTTCCAAGGGCCGTTGTCCAAGAGCTCAGCCGTCTGGTAAGAGAGAGCCTCGCCGTCGATGTACATGACGGTGTCTCCGTTTTTAGCACTTGTGGCATCCACGGAGGTGAAGGCGTCCTGATTGAGTGCCATTTCAAGCACGGTGTCTTCTCTGTTCAGCGGTTTCGTCAGCGTCCCATAACGTGCGCGGTTGTCGATGGTCCCCAGCTTCTTGTAATACTGGTTAGTATCAGACCCCCAGACGGAGCATCCGCCCCAGTTTGGATTCTTGCCCCACGTGCCAATCCACACCTCATTGTCCGCATCGGTCATAAGGGCAGGCGGCTGGAAAATCATAGGCGGCTCGCATGTGCCCGGGTCTGGATTGAAGTCAATCAAAGGCCTCTCGTTTTCGTGTACGTTGTACTCGGCCTCGCTGTATACGCCTTTAGCCCGAGAGATAGCGGTAAAGGTCAGCACGCCATTGGTAGCCTCCGTCACGCTGTCAATCATGGCGGGCTGGTCTTCAATCCCCATGGCCGGGTCGTTAAGCAAGACAAGGTCGCCGGGCTCCAATCGGCAGAAGGCCCAGTCAAGCTTGAAAGTGTACTTTACCCTTTCATACTTGTTTTTGCGGCAGAGTTCTTCAGCCAGCTTTACCGCCCGGGTCTTGGTGTAGATGTAGTGTGCCTTTGTGGTACTGGCCTGCCTCACACCAAATTCCTTAATATCGTCGTTGTCCTGGTAATTGACGATTTCCTTTTCGTAGCCATTAGACCGGTTCAGAAATTCCACGGAAATCCGGTTGTAGATTTCACTTGAATCTTTGCGGCTGTAGGTAATGCAGGCCCCACCGCTCTGGGGGATAAAGTCATCAGGAGTAAGGTTGTAGCGGATGGTCTTATCCGGTTTCCAGTTGCCTACCGCACGGTCCGCCCGGGGGACGATTTTGAATCGGTCGTTGCTCCAGAAGAAATAGGCGTTGGTAATTGTCGCAATCTCATTGACAATCTCACGGGCACTCTTTGCGTCGGTGCTGTCACTTGGCGTAGAGATTAATAGGTCGGCCTCCTTACAGTACTGCCGATAATTATCAATCCCATCAATCTTAACACCGCCCAGTCCTACCTTATTAAGCACATAAAGGATGTAGTCGGCAGGATTCACGTCCACACCGTCGCCGGTATCGAGCAGTTTCCCTTTGACTTCGAAGTTAAAGTCCGGCATGGAGCCTGAATCACCTAAGTCAATCACGCCTGCCATATAGGCCAGATTTTCATAAGCGAGTGCTTTGTTAGGATGTTTGCCCTGGACATAGGCCCACGGTTTTTGGTCAGCGGTGCCGGAAAAGAGGGTAAGGCCCACGTCACCGTTAGGGTACTGGTAGACATTTTTCCCTTTCCACATAGTCCCAATACCGGTAACAGGCCCCTCGCACAGGGCAAGGATGACGGCCACGGTATAGGTGTAAGTGACGGTTGTAGTCTTAGAGCGGCCACCCTTGCCCGACTTCTGAGAAGATTTATGTTCGTGGGCGGTAAAGTCATCCCAATAGATGACGTTTGGAGAGATTCGAGTAGTACCCAGAATCTCGCAGACGCTCGCTCCGTACTGGGCTGTAGAGACGGTAAAGTCCGAAATCTTATTCTCACGGATCGTCGTGTTGTGGCCCTTAAACAAGCCCATACTTTAACCCTCCCTCCTAAAGCGGTACACGCCGTGCAGCCGACTTTTGCCGGTGGCTGTTAAAAACATCACGTCATTGATGTCTGTCATCACCACCCCCTGCTCCACCTGAGCATGGATAATATGACCATCGCCAACATAAATGCCGCCGTGAGATACACAGCGGCCAAACTTGTAAAGCAAAAAATCCCCGGGCTGGATGTCAGACATGGGGACTCTATCACAATACTTTTCTACGATATTCAAAAACCATTCTGCAGAGTGGTGCAGGTGCCATTCGTTGGAATAGGGGGCCACCTTGATGGCTCCCTTTTCCACGTAACCGCTATTTTCGAGGCAGGCGATGAGGAGCATGCCGCAGTCAACGCCTTTACCCTTTACCATAGCCTGATTGACGTGAGGCGTCCCAAGCCATGTGTAGGCTTCTTTTACAATGGGATTCATCATAACAGCACTTCCTTTAGCGGCACATAAGGCGCAATAACTGAGGCTGAATCCTCCTCGGTGCTTGAAGACACCTTGCCGCCTGAGGTGGAGTAGGTGCCCTGGGGGTAAAACCGGCGGCATGGAAATTCCTGCGAGAGGCCCTGCACTTTACTTTTCACTGTCAGCTTCATAAGGAGCCCTCCGCAGCTCTTAACCTCTGTAATGCCGGAAAACAGGTCAATGGCTCCCGTGATGTTACCCTCCTCATCAAAAAATGCTCTTGAGAGTGACAGGGTAGCCCTATCCAACGTTCCATCATGGGCATCAAGAAAGATAGGCTTGTCGCCTAACTTGTCATCGACGGTGGCGTAAATGCTTACCGTCATACTGTCCACGGAGATGACGTTATTGATTTTGGTCTGCTCTCTTTTTAGTATGAGGGCATCATGGAGATAAGTGTGGCCGTTGTAGGGGACATCATGGTCCGCGTCCGTGTAATAGTACGCCGTCCCATCGTAAAGGGTCAACGTGTAAAGGTCGCAGACCACCATCTCTTTTTTGGCGCTAAGGTAAGCAGCGAGCTCATCGGTTACAGTTTTCATCTCACCACCTCCAACGACAGGGACACTTGGAAAATGTTGTCAAACTTCTGCTTTATCTGGAGCTTCGATTTCGCAAATTTGACGTACCAATAGTACTCATATGATGCGGTAACTTTTGCCGTATCAGCTGGCGCATTGGTAAAGACAACAGCGCCGCGGTCCAGTTTATAGGAGGTATCGCCCAGCTCTACCCCGGCTACATAGACGTGGAGATTATCGGCATAGTAGACAGGCTCCTGCTGGCCGTGCATGTTAGCCACCAGCTGGTAAGAACCGTCAGCGTTCTTAGCAAGGACTACGTTCTCGCACTTGTAGTTTTCGGCGTCTTTGTAAAAAAAGGGAGTAAGGCTTCCCTTCATTCTGGCAAAAAAGGCAAAGAGGTCATCCTTTTCCTCTGACGTCAGCCCGGGAAAGGTAATGGTAAAAGTCCAGCCGGGCAGGGTCTGATAAGTCATGGCACGCCTTCTGCCGCTGGCGCTTGCTTGCTCGTTGACATCCCAGCTCTGGTCCGTATCCGTTTCCCAGGACACCTTGCGAGGGTCCAGGGGGAAGAAAATGTTAGCCAATTACCACACCCCGCTTTCCGTAGTGAAATCTCTATCACCGTCAAAAAGTAACTGCTTGATGCTATCCATGCCGCCATTCTGCAGAAACTCCATGAAAGAAGCCGCATCTAGGGCGGACACGTTAAGCGTTACACTGTTGCCAACAGATACAGCGGTGCCTTTACTACCCGAGCCATTGGCCCGTACCAGTCCGCCGGTGGCAAAGTGCCCTGCCCTGCCGCTGTTCATGGCGTCCAATAGAGGCAGGCCGACGTTCTGCACGGCGTCAGCCGTGAGGACATACTCGCCGTTAGACAGAAAGGCGGGGATGCTGTCAGAGGTTCCAGTGCCTGGGCCCGCGATGTAGCCGCCAGTGGAGAAGCCAAAAGTTGCAAATTTCGACGCAGCCATAGCCTGTAAAGCTGCTGTGGCCATGTAAACGGATGTGGTAAAACCTGCCAAGCCCGTAGTAGCGGCTACAGTTGTAGCTGTTTCTGCCGGTTTGGTGCCTGTATTAATAGCGCCCTGAATTATGTTGTAAGTACCTAACAATTTTCCAGCGGTACCAGTACCACCAGAAAAGAGGCTCAAAGTATTGGTAGCGGTATCCATGCCGGTAGTCATACGATTTATGGTGTTCTGGAAAGTAGTAATAGGATCTTCGTCTCCATTTCCATTAGAGCCGCCTCCAAATAGGCCCCCGAAGAGTCCGCCGCCACCTCCACCAAGCAATCCACCTGCAAAGGATAGGCCGGTAAAGAGGCCGCCGCCTCCAGAGCCGCCGGAAAGGTCGCCGCTCTGCTGATCTCCCCCGAACATGCCCGGGAAGAGGCTTGTTAAAATCTGGGAGCTCCACTTGTCGGCCAGCTGTTTGACAACGGTGTCAAGTAAAGAATCCACCATGTCCAGGAAGGCGTCGCCAAAGGTCTCCTGCCCCTCCAGGATGTTGGTAAAGAAATCAGAGATACTGCCCTTGAAGCTTTCCATGCTATCCGCCATCATCTGTGCGGTGGTCTTGTGGGCATCTTTCCAAAGGTCGTAAAACTGCTGCATCTGGGCAGTCTGGCCGTCCCAACCCATCATCTGTTTAAAGTTGTCACTGTTGAGCAGATCCCCCATGGCCTCGGTGTCGTGATGGCTGATGGCGTAGTCCATCTGCTTAGCAAAAGAGGCCCTGTAAGCCTCTGTCCGCTTTTCGGCGGCGGCCTGTACCTGGGAGGTGTACCAATCTTCAACGGCGGCCATGGCTTCCTTGTCGTCCTTGTTCTGGGCGACTGCCTTGGTCCGTTCTTCCTTTTCCTTATTGATGGATTCAACGGTTGCATTGTACTCAGCGTCAGCCAGGCTCTTGTAATCACCTTTAAGCTCTGCCGTAGTTCTCGCCGTGTCGGTCTTGAGCTTGTTAAGGGCTTCCTGCTGCTGCTGAGTGACTTTATTCTGCAGAGCGGTCTGATACTCGGAGAGCTTATCCTGCAAAGATTTGACGGCCTCGGTCGGAAGGCCTGCGGCGGCCAGCTTCTGGATTTCCTGCCCTTTAGCTTTTACATTTTCAGCCACCTGAGCCATGCCTGCTTCATATGCAGTGCCGGTTTTCTCTTCAATTTCCACAGACATGGAGGTAAAGAGCTTGAGAGCCTCCTCTTTGGCCTGCTGTAGTTTCCTCTGAGCCTCCTGCAGAGCCTTTCCGTTTTTGTCTACGGTCTGGGTAGCTGTGGCGCCTCCGGTAAGTTTAGCAACAGAGCCATAGCCGATAAAGCCAAATTCCTGCTTCCATTGGTCTATGTCGTGACTCTGCAAGCCGCCCGTGGAATCACGAGAAATGACGGTGTTATTGCCAACGTACATGCCTGCGTGCTTCGGGCCGGAAACATAGTCACCGACGGAAGGGCTGTATCCGTCGTTGGGTCCGTACCAGGCACTTGCATTCTGGAACATTGCATCCAGATTATTGCCGGACGCCGTCAAATCGGACATAACGCCCGCTGCTCCGTACATGGTGGACACAAAAGAGGCGCAGGAATTTTCCATATCGTTCGTAAGGTCCGGATTGAGCCACTGGCTCCCGGGAGCGGCGTTATAAGTGTCAATAGCCTTTTGAGCTGCAATCTCCCCTAGCGGCACCTCGACGGTATAGGTCTTTGGCACCTCTACTTTAGGAGTGGCAGAGCTTCCCCCGCCGCCTGCCTTAGCGGCCGCGGTGTTATCATCCACCGACTTGGAAAGCCCTTCAAGTTGGGCCTTGAGGTCATCAAGCTGTTTGTTGGCTTCTGGAGACAGTTCGGTTTTCTCAAGGTCAGGCTGCATGTACTGACGATTATTCAGTTCAGCCACAAGGGAAGAGTTCTGGTCCACATCCTCATAACTAAACGGATTCTCGAAGTCAGAAGCGTCTGTATTGACCACTCGCTTCTTCCACACGCCGTCAATCTGTTTGTAGGCCTCTCCGTCAATGTCTATGACATGGTCGTTGAGTTCTTGCTCCGCCTTCTCCTTTTTATACTGAACAAGGCAGCCCAGGGCGTAAATGATGGCAGAAGCAACACCCAGCCAGCCACCGGCAAGGGCCCATGCTGCGCTTGTCAGCTTTTTCATGGTGGTTAGCCCGGCGGAGCCCATAGTAGTCATTTTGACACCGGTGTTGATGGCCGCGCCTCCCACACTGCCCACTGCGGCGCCGGACACAACGGCGGCTTTGCTCACGCTGTTAATTGCGCCGGTCTGCACGGCGGCAGAGGTGGTGGCGGCGCTGTTAATCTCGGCATAGGTCTTAGTCATCTCAGCCCGGATAACAGCGGCAGCCTTGGCGGTCTCTGCCTGCCTCTGCCGCACATAGTTTGCATAGAGGCGAGTCTTTTCGGCCTCCGTAACCTCCATGGTCTGTAGAGACTTGAGATAGGCCTTTTCCTCCTGCAAGGCGGAGTTTTCGATAAGTCGGATGCGCTTGTTAATCTGCGCCTCCTGGGCTCTGGTGATAGCGTCGGTAGCGGTAGATGCGGCGCCGGTGCCTGCCGCGCCCATGAGGCCGCCCAGTGCGGCAACAGAAGCCCGAAGGGCGGTCACAGTCTTATAGGCTGCAATAAAGCCCACCAATGCCTTGGTGCAGTCTATAACCTCTTCCTTGTTGGTGGCAAGGTACTGGGCAATGGACGCGAGGCCAGAGGTCAGAGGCGGGATTATCTGCTCAATGAGGGGAGCCAGGGCGGCGCCGGTAGCAGTCCCCAAAGTGGAGGCCTGCATCTTAAGGACATCAATTTCCTTCTTGGTGCGGTCCATCTCTTCTGGGTCCAGCCCTACGCTCTGCACCTTTGCGGCGTTCTGAGCGGCCTCAGTGTACTCCCTGAGCACGCCGGTGAGCGCAATGCCCCGGGCGCCCAGAGTTTCCATGAGATACTCCTGGCCGTAGCCTACAGAAGTTGCGGCCTTGTAACCTTCGGACAGCGCTTTAAGCTGCTCATTGACTGGTAATAGTTTACCATTAGCATCCTGCAGAGAGACTCCCACGGCGTCAAGCATGGCCTGCGCTTTTTCGGCGGAGGCTCCACCGGCGGACAGTGTCTTGTCAAGCCTCATAATGGCCGCGCTGGCAGTCTGTACATCACCGCCAGCAAGGGACACAGTCTTGGAAAACATGGACGCCTGGGCCGCAGAAATGCCCATGGTCTCGGAGAGATCTTTGACGCGGGCGCCTGCCTCCACGGCGCCGGAAATCAACTGAATAAATCCAAAACCGGCACCGGCGGCAGCGGTAAACTTGCCAAAGTTGGAAATCAGCTTTTCCATGGATCCCGCCGTGCCATCCACGGCGCCCTGGAAAGTCTTTAGAGGATTAGCATCAAATGTGCTGTTGATGTCCGACTTTGCTTTATTCAATTCACTCCTGAGGCCGGAGCTGTCGGCGCCCAGTTTAACAAGCAAATCAGCGATTGTGGCCATGATGATGCTCCTCCGTTATTCCAAATTCACGCTTTAGTTCTTCCCGGTCTTTCAACAACTGCGCCCTCTTCTGTTCCGGGGAAACGTAAAGGGGCTCTAAAATCTTGTCAATGCTCAGAGGTTCCTTACAATAGGGGGACAATAGCCAGACGATATAGTAAGCAATGCGCTGGTCCTTCTTCTTGAGCGCCAGCCGCCTTCCTTCGAGATAGGTGTAAAATTCGCCGGGCTGTAGATCCTCAAATTCAGCAGGCTTGAGGCCTTCGGCGTAGGCGATTTTTTCGGCTTGTTCAAGCCAGTCGGCGAAAGACGTTATTTTTTGAGAAACAGGTCCAGAAAGTGCAGCATCTCTTCCTCCTCCCTCCGGCCCCCCTGTGTAAAAAGGCCCGAAGCGACGATAGCTTTAAGGATGTAGCCATTGAGGTCATCGATAGAGCCTGAATTTTCGCAGTATCGGTCAATAAGATCATAATAATCTGTATCCCGCGGCATGTTCTGCAGTCCTGCCTTGAGCCCGGCAAGGGTAAAGTCAAGATTGAGAGTGCTGTAGGCGGCTGCCGAGTTTCGCAGCATGGAGCCCATAATTAGCATAATAGAGCGCCCATGATTAAGGCGCTCCATTTCTGCCAGGGCCTTCGTATTAAACATGAGGGAGTACTCTTTTTCCCCCATTTTAAACGTAATGGCCTTCTTCATTTAGTTACCTCCATTAAGGGTTGGTTGTAGCGGCTGCCTGGTAAGCACTCAGCTCGCCGTCACCGGTCAGAGTGGCGGTAATGGTTGCGGCATCGGTAGCGGCGTTGCCTTCGTCAAATTCAGTGACATAGCACCAGCCCGTTCTAAACTTGTCGTCCGGGCGTGCAAGTTTAACCTGAATCTTAATGCCCTTGCGGTAAGCGTAGTCCAGGATGTCCTGCCCGTTGTCATCCAGAACCTGGAGGGCGGAGAAGCTGATGGACCATTTACGAGTTCCAGCCAGCTGGGAAGCCCAGCCGCCGGAAGTCTTGTTAGTTGCATCGATAGTATCGGCGGAATTTTTAGTATTTGCTTCCTTCTGCGCGCCAACCAAGGTCCACACAGGCGTTGCGGCAGTGCCGGACGGTCCGTTTACATAAAGAAGGACGTCCTTGCCTGCAAAAGCCTGAGTAAGACTAGGGTCAGTCGGCAGAGTTTTAAGCTGTTCTTCAGTAAGTGCCATTTTTTTACTCCTTTTGTTCAATCAAAAAACTAAAAACCACTTTACCGTGGTAAGCCGTTATGCCGTTTTCGTACGCCTCCCCCTCAATGGAGGAGTCGATGAGGTCAACGGCTAAAACGTTAAAATCAGACATCTCCGGACGGCGAATGGTTAAAAGGTGGACCAGGTCATCTAGGATTTCGTTACATTCCCGCTTGCCCGCCTCGGTGGACCACGCGTCCAGTTCCTGCGTGATGAGGTGGAGAGGTCGGCTCTTGTTTATAAGATCCGGCTTGTCCTCTTGCCTCCCCAGCCAGATGTAAGGGAATTCCTCTTGGCCTGTGGGTATGAAATCATGCACCGGCACAGGATCACCGGAATCAGTAACGATGGCGCCATTGATAAGGGTGTAGAGCCCTTTCTGCAGGGCGTTAAGCGGGAGTCTGTAAATTAGCATGTCTTGGTCACCGCCTCTCTAACCTTGGCCTCAAACTTTAGCCGTTCAGCGTCCATAGCTGGTTTCATAAAAGGCCTTGCCTTCCTCGCGGGGATGTTAGCCCGGGTAAAAAAGTAACCCGAGCCCCCGGGATGGAGGGCCTTTTTCCTGACTGGCATAAGAACGGGGACCGGCCCGGCGCCGTTTTCCACCAAGTGAGCCGTTGGCTCTTTGGTGTAGACGACGCCGACGGTATTGGTCGGGGTGTCCTCGAATCGCATCCGGATAGACTTTTTTAAGGCCCCGGTGCGCGCAGGCACCCTTTGGACAGCGCCTGCAAAGACGCTCTCCGTGCTATCTTTTACAATCTTGCGGATGCTGTCGCTTGTCCTCTTGTCATAAGAGTCAAGCTGCCGCAGGCAGTTAAAGACCGCCTGGGAGATGTCCGCCTTGACGATAAAAGTCGCTTTTTTAACCACGATGCACCACCGCCTTGCAGGTCATCGTCACCTCGCCGTCCACGGAGTAGTCCAGATTTAAAATCTCATAGGTCTGATTTTTGTAGATTACGGTGCAGGACTCATCAAGACCTGCCAATGTCTTGATGGTAATGCCTTGAGTGACTCCCGAGATGGGACCGCCGCCGGCATTACCCGCCCAAAACTTGGCGGGATGAATCATAGCCCAGACGGTCGCCAGTAAGGCAGGCTTCCCTTTGCGGTAGCCGCCCTGGCCGTCAGAGACTTTGGCCGTCTTATACACCTGGATGCGCTTGTTGCGCTCCCCTACCCTTGTCGTTTTCATCACCGGCCTCCTGCCTGCTGTTTAGCTCTGATCTGAGCGACTAGCGCCGTGACCGCCATGCCTTCAATTTCGGAGCCGGAAAACAGCAGGTCCGGGTTGGTCAGCTGCCGGGAGGTCAGAGTGACGAGGAGATTAACAAAGAGAGGGTCGTCATAGTCTGCTTTGCACCCGGCGTTGGTTAAGTAAGTTTCCGCGCCTTTTGCATAAAGCATGGCGTTCGCAATTTCCTCTTCACTGTCGAGGTGTAAGAGTCTCGACAGCTCATCTTGGCTAATCATCCTGTCATCCCTCCTTTAGACTTATGTACCGGTGCCGGAAGCGGCTGCGGTGCCTTTTTTGACTCTTACAAAGCCCTTATAAGCTACAACGTTGCCCCCCGCATATATGCGGGATTTGTAGGAGATCATGTCCTGCTTAAACTTGAAATCGGTGGATTTCTGCACGTCAAGCGGGGAGAATGCCACCAGTTTGTAGCTTTTAACGTCGCCGTAAGCCATGCAGTAAGCACCTGCAGAAGTATTGCTGTTAGAAACAGCGGAGCAAGCGGAGTTAATGAAGAACGGTACGGAGTTAATAGTACCGAAGCCTCCGCGGTTTACGATGTTGTAGAAAGGCTTGCCGTCAGCAGAGCGGACAGAAGCGAAAGCTTTGAGGTCTTCTTTGGAAAGAATCAGGGCCGCCTGAGATTCCACAGATTCATCGCCGCCGTAGGAGAACACAATGTCATCCAGGGTGGTGTTGCCAATAGCGGAAACAGTAATGTCAGATTCGGCAGGGATAGCGTCGCACTTGGTGGAGAAGATACCGGTCAGATGGCCCGCGGTGCCGTCGCCCAGCATGATTTCTTTTGCCAGTTTCTTTCTGGTGGATTTGGTCACACTGCCTTCGACAAAGGCGGCATAGTCAGCGGCCGGCAGTTTTTCCACTTCGTCCGTGATTTCGGAGTAACCGGTAATCTTAGATTTGGTGATTTCTGCATAGCCAAAAGCAGCATCGGTGTCAGCCAGTTCCGCGCCTTCTGTGGTGTAATTGCCGTCCGGGGAATCTTTAGCGTAGGGCTGTTTAAAAGATTCGCCGCCCTGCAGTTCCATATAGTCGACAGCATCGAGCAGGGAGGAAACCTGCTGGAAGGTGTCGTTAATGGTGGCGGAATCACGATGCGGCAGGATGATGCTGCCGGTGGCAACAGTAAGGGAGCGGCCTTCTTTGAGGTCCCTGCCGCGCTGTTCCATCTGTTCCGCGGTGCGGCTCTGGCGGCCTTCTGCGGTTACAGTAAAGCCGGCGCCTGGTTTAAAGGACCTGTTTTCCGGCGCCTGATTCTGTGCTTCGTGTTCGGCGTGTTCATTGACAGCCTGGGTGCGGGTGTCCGGTTCTGCAGTCTGGGCAGGCGCCGGTGCCTGGGCATTTTCAGCGACGCGCTGTGCTTCTGCGGCGCGGGCTTCCTCCACGAGGCCCTGCATAAATTCAATGCCGGCGGACAGGTCCTTAATCTGGCCCTGCAGGCTTCTGAGTTCGTTCACGTCCTGGCTCGCTTCGGATTTCTTCACCAGAGCGGCACGGGCATTTTTCTTTGCTTCGATTTCTTCGAGCAGTTTCTTGCTGTTCATGTTTTTAACCTCCTAAAATACGATTCTGGATTTTAAGCATTTCGATTTCGTTAGCAGTCTCCACTGCCTTTCGCTCTTCCTCCCGCTTGCTCTCCAGCAGCTGGCGGGCATTGTCCAATGCCTCTTTATCGGAACGAGCTGAAATATCGGTATCCTCATAGGCCGGGAAGGTCACAGCAGACACTTCATAGACCTTAGAGATTTTATTGATAGTACGTTTAGGATGGTCCTCATCAGACCAATCCCAGGTATCCTCAGCGACTACAAAACAAAAGGACATGCCGTCCACATCGCCCCGGGAGATGGCGGAGTAAAGGGCCGCCGCCTCCGGATTGTTTCTGGTGTCCAGTTTGGCATCAATTAAAAGGCCCTGGTCATCAATGGACAAGGTCATGGTACTGGAGCCGTTATTGCGGCGGCTCCTTGCCAGCGGCACCTTATCAAAGTCATGGTTGGTGAGGAGCGGCACATCAGTTAAATCACAGCCGTCAAAGGCACCCCGCTCAATGGTTTCATCAAACCAGTCTCCAATAGAGGTGGTCTGCCCAAACACGGCGGCATGACCTTTGACTTCACGGATGCCGTCATCCTCCACGCCGTCAGCCCTGTTTTCAATGGCCATGATGTCGGGAATGTTAAAGCGGCGCTCGACTTTACCGCACATGCTCCGCTGGTTCTTTTTAGTCTTCTTTCCCATCAGTTTCTCCTTTCTTTGAATTACCTAAGTCACCGGATTTTGACATGCTGGCCTGGTAACTGTTGGCCAACGTGGAATCCACATAGTTGAGGGACCTGAAACGACGATTCCCATCAGGCACCGGCTCCATGCCAAACATTTCGCGGGCCTCGTTGACGGAGACCATTTCAATCCGTGTGCCGATGTCGATAAACTTGATTTTCTGTTCGTTCGTGAGAAAGGCCGCCCGGTTGCAATAGGTCTTGAGCCAGTGACCAAGGTCAAGTTCTCTCTGACTAAAAAGGCAGGCGCTCAGGGCCTGCTCGAATTCAACTTGAAAATCTTCTACGCACGTCTGGAAAAAGGCGTCATACTGTTCAGGCGTATAATCGCCGGAAAGCACCGCCGTGGAAATGCCGTAGCGCTCCTGGATGACGCCTTTCAAAAACTTGAAAATAGCATCATCGATGTGGGCCTGCTGCATGTTGACCGGTGTAAATTCGCCTGGAAGGTCTGTGGCCACAATGCCCAGCTGGGAGGATTTGATGTGGTCCTCAAAGTCATCCCGCATCTGTTGCAGAGTGTCTCGGTCCACGATAGTCTTGGCATGGTAGATGCCGGTTATCTTAAGACTTGCCTCCAGGCTCTTTGGCACAGTATCGAGCATGGAGCCCAGGGCGCCCACGCTCTTCTGCAGGTCCCTCACGTCAGGCCAGCCAAAGTCACTCCCGCCGCCAATGATGAGGTTCTTGCCGCGCCTCCACTTAAGATGCACAAGGTCTTGATACGGGAGAATGTCATAGCCGCCAGAGCGCCAGCGGAATTTAATCTCCCAAATGTCTCCTGCATCATCGGTACCTATTTCAATCTCCGTAGGATTGAGCGGCCACAAAGCTTTAAAGTACTTCGTATTGTTCCCATGGCTGTCGGTTATCCAATCAAACTCAGGATAGATAAAGCAGTTGCAGTCCTTCATGCGCAGCCATGCGCAGGCCCGAAGGAAGTCGCTCGTGGTCTGCAGGGGATTAGGCTTTGCCCTAAAGAGCCTTGTCAGCTCATCGTTCTGACGCTTGACAGTGTCATCGCCAAGGACCACGGACATGACGGACATCTTGCCAATCTCTCTCGCCACCCTGTCGATGCAGTTGTTTACGTAGTCGCTGGCGTAGATGTCCTGTCCTCCATAGGAGGTGACAGCGGTGCTGTCATCCAGGAGGCTCACAAGCATGCTCTGCTTGGTTGCGGCGCCGAATATTTTTTTCAAGTAATTAAACAGCACTTTGTCCTCCTTGGATTGCTAAATAGTCCGTTTTGTACCGCAGATATGCGGCGACTGCGATGATGTACCCCAGCGTTCCGTCGATGCGGTTTTTACTCTGTCCAAACTTTTTAACAGGCATCATCTGACCGATGTTGTTGAGCCGGATGGCCGTGTTGGTAAGACACCACTGGTCCACTGGGTTGTTATTGTAGTTAATCATGTGCTCTTTAAGATAGCTCTCGAGCACTGACATAGGTCCGGACAGGCTGTTAAAGTCCATTCCTATCCTCTCCAGTACGTCGGCGCCAAATAACTCGGCAATGCCTTTTTTAAAATCTTGGGAGTGCCAGTTATCATAGCCGATTTTAAATGGCACAAGGTGGTAATTAACGTAGAGATTCTTAAACCAATCCACCACCATGGAATCATCTACCTCGGTTCCTGGGCAGATGGTGACAAGGCCCTGCTTTGCCCATTCGTTGTAGTCCTTCTTTTCAGGATTCAAGCCGTTGTCCTCCAGGATAGCGTTGGCCTTAATTTCAGGGATAAAGTACATGGCCCTACTTTTGAGGAGCCTGGTTTCCGGATCCACGAAGAGCGCCCTTGCGCAGCAAAGGTCTGTGGTCTCGGCAAGGTCCACGCCGCCCAGATAGTACTGGCCTTTAAGGTCAGCGAGGTCAAAGGTCTCAGGGTTATTAATGGCGGCCATATCAAGCCACGCGGCAGCGCTGTTCTGCTTGATGTTAAAATCTTTCGCAAGGACAAAGGATTTTGTGGCGGCGTTGTTCCGAGCCTCCCCCACCATCTGCCGAAGGAATGTCCATTTCTTAATGACTCCCAGCCCGGGATTGGATTTGCACCAGGCTTGTTCATTCTGCCACACCTCCTCCTCGCTGTCCTGCTGATAAAGGAAAATCAGCCAGCGGGAGCGGTGGGAATCATCCATCAGCACCTGCTGCGCTTCTTCCATCTCTTCGTCAAGATAACCGTTATCGGTGAATCCTTCGGTGGTGATTTCAAGGTACAAAGGTTCATCCTGAGTGGAAAGCGCCTGCCTGATTGGCATTACCAGAGTGTTGTCCTTCATTTCGTGGACCTCATCCACGCAGCCTACCTTGATGTTCTTACCTTCCTTTGCGCTAGTGCGGGCGGAAAGTTTCTTGATGCTTCCCTTGTTCTGAAAGGAAAATTTGCCCTTTGCGTGTTTTCTTGCTTTATTCCCCCAGAAGAGGCCTTTAAGGTTTCGATGGGTACAGCGGGCAATCTTAGGGCTTGCCTCCCTCATGGCGTCGGTGGCGTCAAAGAGGATACTGGCCTGGTCATAGTCGTTGGAGCCAAAGAGTATATTGGTACCCATCTCGCCGCACACCCACTCGGCAAGAGAAATGGCAGAAATAAGCGGAGACTTGCCATTCTTTCTGCCTATGCAGAGCAGGAGACGCTGGAAGAGCCTGACAGGCTTCTTCAATTCCTCATCGTAGATTTTGAAAGAATACAGCGCTTCAATAATCGCTTTCTGCCAGATAGTCAGGATAAAAGGCTTTCCGGCAAAAGGCGCCTGGGCGTGCTTGCATTCCCGTTGGATAAAGTTGATGCGCATGTTGGAGTCTGTGAAGTCCTTTATAACTTCATCGTCCTGCAGGAGCTCCAATAGTTTCTGCATCTGCAGCTTAATCAGAGCGCCGACGATGTACTTCCCTGACTGGATGCCCGCCCAGTAACGAGTTATCCAGCAATCATCCTTACTCGTAATCGTCGAGTCCGGAATCATCGTCGTCATCCTTTTTACCAAGGACCTTCGCCAGCTTGAAACAGATGTTTGCATAATTGGCCCTTACCTTGGGAAGGACCTTGCTCACCGGGGTTTCCTTCTGCAGTGCCGGGTTCTGCGGGTTCATCTTGACAAGGCCGCTTTTTTTACCCTCTAGGTGTAACGTGTTCAGTTCCACCCGCAGCCGAGCCGCTTCCCAAAGCATCCCATCCAGCAGGGCCAGCATGTTGGCGTCGCAGTCGGCAAAGAGATTCTTGAGCCGGTTGTACTCAGCTTCTTCTGGGTCGATTGTCGGCGCAATCGACGTGCAGTCTTTATCAGTCTTTTTCATCGTCGGCCCTCCTTTCGGGGTCTGGTTAATTTTTAAGGGAAAAAAGTCGAATTTTCGGTTTTAATCGAAAACATCTGTGCCGACCGGTCTTGATTCCGGGGAAAAATTTTTTCGATGGCGGGGGGTGGTTTAATTTATTTTTGATAAGTTTCAAACCATTTTGTAATATATTTTTTCCATTCGTCGGCAAAGATGCCTCGAGCTCCTGCCGCCGACAAACATTCGTCCTTGCTTGCCTCGGTCATGATGGCAGTACCCCCTGTCTGTTTAAGGATAGCTTCCCGCATCCCCCGCAGAGGAAAGCCGCCCACAATGTAGGCGTCATGCCAGCCGCCGTATCTTGTCTTGACTTGGTTGATGAGGTCATGGTAGATGGCAAGGACGTTGCTTCGGAGGCAGTCCGGCTTGTCGTAGAGATCCAGCCCCGAGACCGCACGATACAGCAGGTCCATGTCGATTATCAAATCGCCGCGAGTACTCATCTGTTTTACAAGCGTCGACTTGCCGGAACATGGCGGCCCATAAATAAGAAACACTTGCCTCTCATGCTTGTGGCCGAAGCGCTCATGCTCAGCGTTGTGGCAGTCGAAGCAGATGAGCTCCACGTTATCCGGATTGAGTGCTACCTCGGGTTTGTGCACATTATCCTTGGTCAAAGGGATTATGTGGTGGCCGATGAGCTCAGCCGTGTTAAACGTCATGTCCTTACCGCATCGCTCGCACTTGGGCCCTCGCTTGATAATCAGCTGCCACCTCAGGTCCTTCCACTCTTTCGAATTGTAGAACCGGGCCGCCCACGCCTCAGCCATTAGTAGTCACCCCATTCAACCGGCTTTCTGTGTTTCAGCCAGAAGATGGCGGCCGTGGCATTGGAAGGAATCCATTTATGCACCACTTTAGTTTCTACAGACTTTACCGGATCGCCGTCCTTATCAAGCATGAGTTCACCTTTGGACGTCCTTGCCTCCCTGGTGAAGGTGGTCACCTCATCCACGTAGTAACCTCTTGCGGATTTATACACGGCGTTTTCCACTCGCCGGTCTGCGACTTCCTTCCCCATCCGCAGGGCTTCCGCAATTTCAGGATGCTCCTTCTTCCAGGTGTAAAAGGTCTGCTGGCAGACTCCCAGGTGGTCCTTGTCTCTAATCTGGGCGTCGGACAGGCCGTCCAGGGCCCATCCTTTAATCTTGTCCAGACCTTCGGGCGATACCCATTTGGTCCATTTGGCTTCCATGTCCTCCGCCTCCTCTCAGGCAAAACAAAAGCGCCGCCCCGTTAGGGACCGCGCTCATGCATAATTCTTTACTATATTATATCACATATTGCAAGGTGCAAATCATGTCAAATCGTGTAACTTTCTGTCAAGTGCTGTAAACTCTTCCAGAAAAGGTTCAGTTTCTTCCATGACTTCCAGGTAGTCCAGGGCTTTCCGGCGGCGGTCATCCAGTCTCTGCCTGGTTACACCATAGGCCTCAATCAGCTTGCTCCAATCCCATCCTTCGTAATAACGGGCCTCAAGCAGTAAGCGGTCGTGGTCCTCAGGCAGATGGGACAGAATGTCCTTAATGGCCTGCAGACTTTCCGCCAGTCTCTCCGAGTGCTCCCGAAGTTTGGCGTCAATGTCTTTAAGGCCGTCCTCCAGCTTGATAATGACATCGGACAGGTCTCGGCTCTCTCCGCCGCAAATCTTGACCTTATCATAGCTCACACCTTTGAGACCGGTGCTGAGGTCAATCCGGCCTTTGCGCATAATGCTCAGAATCTTCAAGGCTTCCCGTTCATAGTTGACCACTGCCCTGAGATAATCCAGGCGCCTTTCAACCGGTGGCAGCTTCCTATTTTCTTCTAACATGTTTGGCCCCCTCTTCGGTGATGCTGGTGTAGCAGACTCCCGTCTTCCTGTCGGCAATAATCAAGTCATTCATCAACTGGTACCCCGCCTTCTTTACCAGGATGCGAACGGTGGCGATAACTCTAAAGGCTGTCATGGCGCGGTTCTCTCTTGCCGCCTCCTTCTGCTCTTTCTGATATTTGGCAAGCACCTGTTCATAGGTCGGGTCGCTGTGGTAATGCACATTGCGATGCAGTCCTTCTTTCGGCATCAGTCCCTCCTATTCCACGCCTTCACGGCGTCAGTTACGTCAAGATACTTCCGGCCTTCTGAGGCAATGCACCTCGGGTCCTTGCAGGCCACGGAGTAGAGTGCTTCGCCGCGTCCGCGGTAGATGATGATTCCCGCATTGCCGCCGCAAAACGGACAACGTTCAAGTTTTGCTTTCTTTACTGTCTCATCGACTTCCTTCTGCTTGTAATAGGCAATCGCTTCTTCGGCATAAGATGGCGTCATGGTCTCACCTCTTCCTCGGGTCAATAGGCACGCCATGAAGGACGTCCACGGACCACTTCATGTACTGCAGAGCTTTTTCCATGTCCTTGAGTTCTGTTCCTTTAAAGCGGGAACGCAATATATACTTCAGGGCGTTGCCCTTGCAGAAGCCGTAGAGCTCCTGGGCGCTAAAGTACATCTGCATAACTTCGATTGGCTCCTTCTCCGCAGTCTGGTAGTGCTTCTGGTCAACGGCGGCGCCGGTGTCCTGCTTCTTAAAAACCATAGGGCTCTTAGGAATTTCACTTTCTTGGATTTCATGTAAATCAGCTGGCTTCACATCAAAGTCCTCCCAGGTTAAAGGCCTTTCACCCTGAACGCTCTTTTTATGCTTCAAAAGATTTCTAGCATATTCCTTTGCTCTGGCCTGAAGGTCTTTCAAATCCAAAAACCGGTCATTATCCACTATCCAGGTAATCTGCTTTAATGTGTTGTCTTTTACGGCATAAGGAAGTCCGTCAGGCAAGGCGGACATAGCCTTCGATATATAATCGGCTTTACTTGTTAATGATTTTTCAGAGCTCATAATCATTTCCTCCATTCACAAGTGCTGTCAATCAAACAGGAAATCAAGCCACGGTCAAGCAATGCGGCCAGCACTTTCATCTGGCTCGTCGTCAGCTTCATGGCGTTTTCCTTGGCATAAGATATAAAGCCGTTGTACCAGACAAGAATAAAATTTGTAAAACCTTTCTTCCTAAGCCATTTGGCGCAATCCATGTGGCTCGGACTCGCCAGGAAAATAAGGCCGTTATCGGTCACCACGATTTCGCAGTAATTAATAAAGTGCTCCTTATTGACCTTCACCATCTTTAAAAATTCGTCCAGGGTAAAGGCTACATGCCCGGGTCTTTCGTAAGGGTTCATATCAGTACCATCCTTTGATTTCCACTCCTGCCTCATCTTTAAGGCACTTAGCCAGCTCCTGCAGGGTAATGTAGCCTTCCTCATAGCACTTGTACTGTTCCAGGCAGAGGTCAACGAATCTCCCCAATCTTCCTTCCTTCTTCATCAAAAGGCCATATTTATCATGAATGACCATAGCCGGAAGGGCCAGCATAAGATTAAAGGCCAGCTTACAGCCTTTAGCCGTAGCCTCTTCTTTCATGGCATCAATGTCCGACTGCTTGATAGAGACCATAGGGTCCTTTTTTATGATGCCTAGACGGCGTCTTTCCTGTCGGTTCATTTGATATCCTCCTTTCCCGGGATCCTGTCCACGGACAGATAACTGAGTGACCGCCGCAGAGATTTAAATTCTTCAAATTCTTTCTGGCTGAGCTTGGCAGTCACCGGAAAGCGCTCAAAGTAAAGGGAAAGCCTGTACTGCGGCGCTTTATCAAAACGATTGATGTAGTAAAGTACTCGCTGCGCGCACTCGGAAATCTCGCGGTATTTAGCCCTTAAATAGTCGTTTTCGGCGTTAATGTCGTGCGCTCGATTGATACTGCAAAGACTGATGGTGGCCACCCCGGCCACGAAACCCATAAAAATAAGAACGATAGCTGTGATGTAACTCATTTTTGTACCTCCTTCACTAGCATCTTGACGGCGTCCATCATAGCATCCTGCCCCATGCGCTTAGCTTTAAGGGCCGCCATGACGTGGGTGTCCAATGTTCCCTCCGCCACCAGATGGTGGATGATAACAGGCTCTTTCTGGCCCTGCCTCTGCAGGCGGGCGTTGGCCTGCTGATACTGCTCCAGGCTCCACGTCAGTCCAAACCAGACAATGATGTGACCGCCTGCCTGGAGGTTGAGTCCATAACCGGCACTTGCGGGATGGGCCAGAAGCATGGAAATCTTTCCTTCGTTCCAGGCTCTCACATCGTCTGCGCTTTTAAGCTGCCGGGCCTTTGGAAACTTCTTGAGGATCCTTGCAAGGTCGCTCCGGTAGGAATAGAAAACCAATATCGGAGTACCCTCGTTGGTGCTCACGATGTCGGCCAGGGCATCCAGTTTGGCATTATGAACCTCAATCATCCGGCCGTCGTTGTCATAGATGGCGCCGTTGGCCAGCTGGAGAAGCTTGTTACTGACAGCGGCGGCGGATAAGGCGGTAATCTCCTCGCCCTGCATTTCTATGATGTACTCTTTGGCCATGGCGCGGTAGGCGTCCATGCTGGCCTTGTCCAGCTTGACGGGGATAGTCACCGGCGGCAGGACGTCAGGCATGTTTTTGTAGTCCTCGCTCTTGAGAGAAATGCAGATGTCTGAAATCTTGTCATAGATTTCTTTTTCCGCCGCCGGATTCCTCACCTTCCAGCTGTAGACTATATCCTGATTCCGCTTGTCCGGAAGGAAATAGTTTGACCGAAAAGACGTAAGGCTTTTACCCAGACGCTTACCGCCGTCCAGTAAGTACAGCTGCGCCCAAAGGTCCATGAGGCCGTTGGGCCTCGGGGTGCCTGTCAGAAGGACAATCTTCTTAAAGCATCCCCTTATCCGCCTGATGGCCCTCCACCTCTTTGTCTTGGAGTCCTTAAACGATGTACTCTCGTCAAGAATCAGCATGTCAAATGGTGGCTTGTAGTGAGTCTGCTCCATCAGCCATACCACGTTTTCGCGGTTGATAACGTAGATATCAGCCTTTTTGTAAAGGGCTCTCAGCCGCTCCGTCTTGCTCCCCAGAATGGTGGAGAAGCGGAGGCAGTGAAACTGGTCCCACTTCTGGGCCTCATCCTGCCATGTAGCCTCGGCCACGGTCTTAGGCGCCACAATCAGGACGCTCCCGATTTCGAAGCGGTTGTACATCTCTTCCAGGATGGCGGCCAGGGAAATGGAAGTTTTCCCAAGGCCTCAACCCATGCCCAGAAATACACCGGTACCTGGATTTTCTACAATGTGTCTAACCACTGCTTTTTGGTACGAATGTAAGTTGAGCATCATAAGGCATCACCTCTTTTCCTACAGAGCCTACGGACAAGTGCCTTTGCGGTGTCCTTGTTATCTACGACGGCTACCCTGTGCCCCTGATAATAAAGGTAAAGCAGGATAAAGCGCTGTATCGGCCGCGGCTTTCCTCCCGGTCTTTTGAGTTCCACGAAGCAGGTTACGCCGCCGGGGAGAATGATAATCCTATCCGGCACGCCTGCCGATGCGGGAGAAACAAACTTGAATGCCTTGCCGTGCTTTCTCCTGACTTCTTTCACCAAGTACTTTTCAATATCTCGTTCGTTTTGCATAAAATATCACCTTTTGCCTGCCTGCAAGTGCTTGCCTCGCTGGTAGGGTGTCAACGAAGTAAACAGATTTTTGCTCGCTTATATACCTATAGTGATTTAGGGGCCTCATTTTTCCTTAGGCCCCTAATTCCCCTATTTCATATATCTCATATATAAATCTGTTTACACTGTTTACAGATACAGAATATATAGATAGATACGGGGAAAAAGCTGTAAACAGAAGGTGTAAACGAAATTTTAAGTTCGTTTACAGAAAAATATTCTATAAGTATCCTCTGTTTACAAGGGCTTTATTTCGGACTACTCTGTTTACACTTTTTGGGCGAAATCATGGTGCTATAAAAATTAGATTCACTGTATAAATATACATCCACTGGCACGCCGTCAAATTCCATTTCTGCGTCTAAGGGAAAAACGGCAATGTACCTCTTCCACGCTGCTCCCACGTCGGGGCGGTGTGCCTGATACCATTCCTGCAGCCTTAAAATCATCACTAAGATTTCGTCCCAGGTCCTCAGGTTAAGAATCCTGGCGGAAAATGTCCTCACTCCTTCCGTCTGCAGGATGTTAATGTAGGCATTTTGGATGCTGCTTCCGTTGGCGTAGTTCATGACGCAGAACCGGAGGCCCCGTGGCCCGAAGACCACAATGCTTTCCTTATCCTGGGTGTAATCCCAGTCCTCATTCTGCAGGACCTTCAAAAAGGCCCTCTTTCCTTTCAATTTCACGGTAATCACTTCCTTAAAAAGCTTCTTTGGATCCCATAAGGCCCAAACCGGTGCGTGGGCCCCAGCTTCCAACCCAGGATATTAAGCAAAATGGCGCTGAGCTCCCGGCTGTCCTTATTAGTAAATCTGGATTTATCCTGGCCAAAGGCCTCGCACCAGATTTCCAAGGTGCAAACGTACTCTCTTTCTTTCTCGCCTGGGTCCTCGGGCCTTGCTTCGTACTTTGCCAAATATTCCTGCCTATTGAATAGGTCCATCTTGTCCCATCCCGTAGGCAGCCGCTTGCTGAGGTAGTCTTCAATCATTCCGGCCTTTTCACTTCCCTCTGTAAGGTCCGACTGAATCTTACGGGCTTCCTTTTCGGCTTCCGGCGACAGAAGCAGGCTATGGAAATCCATGTTACGGTCAAACCGGTTCAGAAGTTCCTGCTTCTTCCCCTCGTCAAAAGTGGCGGGGTTGATGTTTCTTTCGCCGCAGTACTGAAAGAACGCCTCGAAGGACTCCATCGCCCATGTGGCCCTAACCTCTGCCCAGATGAGGTCCCTCTTTGCTTTGAGCTCCTCCATCTTTTCTACGGTGGTCATTACCACGTTGTCGGGCGCATATTCTTCACCCTTCCCTACGCCGCACATGACCGGCCAGAATCGGCGGCCGCCGGTGCGGTCCTTAAGAAAGATAGCGTCATTCGTAGTGCCTGCAAAGACGCACTGCCTTGGAAATTCCTGCGTACGGCGCCCATAGGCCATACGGAATTTATCAGAAGGCCGGCTGAGGAAGGCTTTGATTTGGTCATTGTCTGCCTTGTTGGAGGCCTGCATTTCGGAGAGCTCTACAATGCTTGTCCCCTGGATCTGCTCCATGGGGTCCTTGCCGGAAAAGCTGGCGATGCTGTCATTGAACCAGTCGCCGCCCAGAATCTTGAGAAACGAGCTCTTGCCTATCCCCTGAGGGCCGCTGAGCACCAAACATTGGTCAAACTTGCAGCCGGGCGAGTATACTCTTGCCACCGCCGCTTTAAAAAATACCTTTGTGACTTCCCTTACAAAGGGCGTGTCCTTGGCGCCCAGGTAATCCACGAGGAGCGTAGGCACTCGCTCCACGCCGTCCCATGTGAGGCTCTCGAGGTAGTCCCTTACCGGATGGAAACGGTTGTCCATCATCACCTCCGTCAACACGTCATCCACCAGCGCCCTTTTGTCTATCTTGTAGTGTTTGCTGAGATAGTTACGAAGGCAGGCGTCGTCGGTGTCAGACCAGATGGGCGCACCATCGACTTTGCGCCAGGGGACGTCACCCTTAAGCAGGTAACGATGGGAAAAAAGATCGAGCCCGAAGCGGTCCCTGAGCAGCGGGTCATTTGTCATAATCAGCTTGAGGTTGTCCACGCTCTGGGCGATGTGAAGATTGTTCCCCTTTCCTTCCATTTTGAGGTTATCGGTCCAAGAGGTGTCCAGGTCCTTTTCATCCACGCCTGAGTCTTTAAACATCTCCCGGATTTCCGCCGTTTTTTCGCTGTTGTACTCCTTCATGGTGGCTTTGTCTTTTTTCGCAAAGTCCATCATGGCAAGATACGACGGAAGGCGGTTGAACGGGGTGTCCGGTTTGACGTTGAGGTCGAGGTCCCTAAACTTGTGGATTCTGAGGAAGTCAAAGGCGTTGTGCTCTTCTCCTCCCGCGGGGTCCGTGGAGTGGTGGGACATTGCGAAACGTCCTTCCTCATAGATGACCAGGCCGCCGGAGGTGGAGCCTTTGGCGTAGGTCCAGCGGTTTTCATCATTCGTTGGGATGTACACGTCGGGAAGGAATGTGGTAATGACGTCCTGGATGGTGTAGGCCCGGCAGAACGCTCCGATTAATCCGGGCTTTTCCCGCGGGTCCTCCGCTTTGGATGCCGTCCTTTTAATGGCGGCTTCCTTTGGATGGAGCGGCCAGGAGGCTATGTCATGCCAGTCATCGTACTCACCCAGAATCTTGTCGGCGTCCATGATGGGCCCATCGTTGTACTTAAAGACGTAGACGCCGTCAACTGGCGTGGACGGGAAGTGCATGAGGCGCTCAGGCTCGAAGGTTGTCGGGTCCATGGCGTCCATGCCGATTCTTTCCGCCGCCTTCCTGGCAATGGCCTGGTACTCATCCGGCGTTACCGGACGGCTTAAGGGCATGATAATGCGGAGGCGTGGTTTTTCCGGGGTGTGGCTGTGAGTGGAGTAAAAACACCATGCGCCGTTACCGAGCTTCGCTGGCAGTGCATCGGGAAAGTCCTTTGTTCCGCTGTCGGCGTCGAGCGTTAAGAGCTGCCGGTACATCACATTCGTCTTGAGGCGCCGGCCGTCCTTGAGCCTGCCGCCTACGAATCCGCCTACATCCTTCTTTGCGTCCTTTTGTGGTTTCGAGAAGTGGTGGTACTCCGCTACGGTTTCCCCGGTCCTTGCGGTCTCGGAGAGCCTATCTACCATCTGGCTCCATGTGACTTCCCTCTGCCGCCATACCTTGGCAAAGCGGTGCGGCGCCGTGGAGATAGCCACCTTGATATCGTTTTTGAGCTTAATTGACATTTGCTGCTCTCACCTCCTCCAGGTCCAAAGTAGTGACGGCAAGCCTTTTGCGGCGTGCCCAGTTTTTGATAATGGCGAGCATCTCGGGGTCCTCCCCTACAATCCGGTTGCATGGGAGCTTTGCCTGCACGATGGCTTTTTGCTTTGGATTGACTTCGATGCATACCTTTGCCTGCCCTTTGACGAAGTAGGCGAGCACCACCGCCTTGCAGTCCTTAACCTGGTCCTTATAGGTTCCCGCGCAGTTGTGGAAAAGGGAGCCCCAGGGGAAGCCGCGGGAGCCAAAGAAACTGAAAAAACTGAATCCGCTATAGGTGTGCAGTGTCAGGACGGGCTTCCGTCCCCCGCCGTCAGGGTCCGGGATGTGCTCGCCGCTGGTGTCTGCTGGAAAGCGGATTACATCATAGAGCTCCTTAGCGTGCAAAGTTGCTAAAGTTTTCATGATGCCACCTCACTTTCTTAGAAAAGGTCGTCCAGGCTGTTATCATTGGCAGGCTCTTCGGCCTTGGTTTCCTGCGGTTTCAGTTCTTCTTTCGGAGGTTCTTTTACCTCTTCCGCCTTTGGTGTTTCTGCCGGTTTTTCAAGCGGCTCATCAAAGAGCGTGGGCGCCGGTTCTTCCTTCGGCTTCTCCTCTGTCTTTGGCTCAGCCTTCTTCCTGGGCGCTCTCTTGCACTTCGGGGTTTCTACCGGCATATCCTCTGCCTTTTCTTCTGCTGGCTCGCCGTTCTGAGCGGCCTGCCATTCGAGAGCTGCCATGATGATGTGGGAGGCGTCGGCGCAGTCCTGACAGTACTTGATGGCCTTAATGACCGCCACCTGCTTTTCTTCGGATGCGCCTTCCTCCGCCAGATGTTTTTTATACTTTTCCAGAACATTTACAGCCTGCCGGCCCATGTCGGCCTGCGAAATGAACATGCCTTTTGAGATTGCCATAATTAACTTCCTACCTTTTTGACTTTGCAAAATTCCGCCCAGTTAAAGACGGGGTGCTTCTGTGTGGCCATGTCGTACATCATGGTTTTGATGAGTGTTACCGCTTCCCCTTCGGGGATGTCCTTGTTTCGGAAGGGGATGGTAAAGTACTGCGGCGCCTCTCCTTTGACGTGGATTTCAAACTGCTGCTTGTAGGGCCCAAAATCAAAGGTGATGCTGATAATGTCATCGACGTTGACAAGTTTGAGCTCGCGGTCGGTGTTCGTAAAAAGGAAATACCTGTTCATTTCTGAGGCCTCCCGTTGATGAATACGGAAATATCGTCATCCGGATTGGCGCCAAACTTGGCGCCGTTTTCCATGCTGATGAGAGCATCTTCATTGGCTTTCGCGTTGGCGATGATTTCTTCCAGTAATTTCTTCTGCCGGGTAAGTTCGGTCCCCGGCTGGGCCACCTCCTGCATGGATTTCAGAAGGTTTTCCGACTTCCGCAGTGTCTGCCGGTTGTCGCGGTAGATGCCGTGGATGTTGGTTACAACTTTATTCCATTTCATAAATCTATCTCCTATCTGTTAGTCACCCAGATGAGCTTGCTTTTCGCCCTGGTGGCGGCTGTGTACCGCCACTCGGAGCGGAAATTAGGGTTTTGCCTGTCGTCCCAGGAGTCGTCAATCACGACGATAAAAGGATACTCGGAGCCCTGGGCGGCGTGAGCCGTTATGACGTAGGCATAATCAAACTTGTCCCAGTGCAGATGCCTGAAAAAGGTATCCCGTGCAAAGGCGGGTTCAAAGTCAAACACCGGTCGCCCATTAGGCAGGGCTCTAACGTTCCTGGCGTAGCCGGTCATGCCGTTTACAAGGCTCAGCACTCCGATGTCCTCGGAATAGGTCTGTTTCTTCCAGTCGTTTTCCTTCCGGATTATCTTCTCCCCCTCACGGAGGAGTCCTTCATATCGGTTGGCCTTGCGGGCCTGCCTGTTAAGGATTTCCCTGTTGCGGTTGGTGGCGCAGATTATCTGGTCAGAGAGTGCGAGGAGCCTGCCGAAGTGTTTGACAAAATTCTCGTACTTCATGACTATAACGTCATCTCCCACCGGAAAGTCTTTCGCCCTGGGCGTCCATCTCTGCCTGAGCTTTTGCGCAAAGAGCGGGATGCGGTTTCCTGACTGCCTCATGATTTCGTCCAGTGTCACGTCTGGATTTTTCAAAAGGTTGGAAAAGCTGTCGCCTACCGGCGGGAGCTGGCCCGTATCGCCTATGGCAAGGACCGGGATGTGGAAACTGAGAAGGTCAGCCGCCACCTCGGAGCCTACCATGGACGCCTCGTCCACGATGATGAGGGAGAAAGGCAATGAGTCCTTAAGGTGTTTGATAAAGTGCTTGCGGCCGGTAATGGAGTCTACCTCCACCTCATAGCTGTAGATGGCTGAGTGGATGGTCTGTCCGGGCATGCCCTTCTGCCTCATGACACAAGCGGCTTTGCCTGTGTAGGCGCAGAAGAGGATTCTATCCTCTTCCGGCTCCAAGGTGTGTGCGATGGTAGTTGCCACCGTCGTCTTGCCGGTACCAGCATAGCCAGCAAGTTTGAAGATGGGCTCGTTCTGCTTTCGGTACCAGTTGGCGGCCATGTCTACGGCTGCCTGCTGTTTTGCATTAAGTTCCATAGTGTCCGTTTCCTAGTCTTTCATGTAGTAATAGCCTTCAAAACCATCACTGTTCTTGATGAGTCCATATTCCCAGGGCTCGTTCATACACATGAGCCTTTTGACTTCTTCCAGGCTTCCTTCTCCCTCCGGTCGTTCCATAATCACTTCATCGTGGACGTGCATCAGGATTTTGTAGCCTGCCTCTTTGAGCCTGAGCATGGCGGCGGCTAGACTGTCGCGGGCGCAGGCCTGTGTGATGTTTTCCACAAGCTTGCCGCCGTAGGTCTCAAGCCTCCCCCATTTCCGGGTGGTCTGTTCCAGCCCCTCATATGTGAGGGCGTCTCGGTCAAACCGGTTTCGCTCAATGATTGGATGGAGGTAGATAAGAAGTCTCCCCGAAGGGAGCTTTACCAAAAGGCGGTCATCCTGGCACTGGAAGCCGATGCTTGGGTTCCCCGGAAGGAACCAGGGCCGTGGATGCTCCTCCTTGAATCCCATGTTGAGCTGAGCCACGCGGCGCAGGTTGGCAAGAGCGCCTATGATGAGGTGCTTTTTGTCGTCAAGTCCTGCGTTGTGGATAAGGTCCTTGTAGCGGCCGATAGTCTCGGGCCTTACGTGGGAAAGCCTCTCCACAACTACGGCGAGCTTCGGGTCGGCGTCCAATGTACAAGGCCTGTAGCCGCTTTTGGCTCCTCGGAGCTGTAGGACGGCGTTAAAAGCGCAGGCCTCTACGTTGGCCCAGAGCTGTGGGATGTGGGGGCTTGAGGCCCTCCACTTTTTGACAATGTCTTGCAGTTCGTCGTCTTTGAGCCCCATCCGGTCGGCGCCCATGGCCTTCAAGGCTCCGATGGAGCCCTGGTAGCCCAGGGCGAGCTCTGCAATCTTGCCTTTTGCCCGGAGATGTCCGTTAATGCCGTGTTTTTCAACCGGCACCTTGAACATGGAGGAGGCACTGGCGCAATAGATGTCGCCGTTTTTAGCAAAGACTTCCCGCCGCCATTCTTCATGGCTGAGCCACGAGATGACTCTAGCTTCGATGGCTGAGAAATCCTGAACCAGGAATCGGCTCCCATCCGCAGGAATGATGGCGGTCCTTACTAACTGGGAGAGTGTATCCGGTACGTTCTCAAAGCAGAGCTCGAGGCCGTCCAGGTCATTGGCCAAAACAAGGTTTCGGGCGCTGTCCAGTTCCTCCGCCTCCATGTTATTTCGTGGGAGGTTATGCAGCTGGACAATGCGTCCGGCCCATCGGCCTGTCCGCATGGCGCCGTAGAATTGAAACATCCCGTGCACTCTGCCGTCTGACGTGACAGCTTCCTGCATCGCCTTGTACTTTTGCACGGAAGTCTTTCCGAGCAGCTGACGGATGCGTAGAACCCGGGCTGTTGTCTCGTCTAAGGGCGTAGCTAGTAAATCAGCTATGTCCTGTTTGGCGAGGCCCCTGAGGGGCCTTTTGAGCCGTTTTTCAACCCATGCCTTGAGCTGGATGACGCTGTTAGGATTAGGGAGACCGGTGAGCCGCCTGGCCTCCTCCGTGAGCCTTGCCTTGTACTCAGAGCTCATGGAGATGGCGTTATTAACCAGCGTCTGATTGATGCGGGCGCCGTTGCCGTTAATCCATTGGTCAAGCAGCCAGTATTTGTGCTCCGTCTCAGAAGGTTTGTATCGGAGGAGCTTGTGTCTAATGGCTCGCTCCACCACCACATCCTGCCGGTTGTACTCGATGTAGGTCGCCCATTTGTCTGGCGCGTCTTTTGGGTAATAGCGAGTCCTGCCGCCGTTGATGAGGCTTGGCTTGCAGGGTTTGGAAAAATAATTGATGAGCGCTTTGCCCCGTGCGTCCTTTTGCTTGTCCTCTCCCAGCTTGAGGATCTGCGCCGCATTGGCGAGTCCAGTTGGCAATGAGTTGTACAAGGAAAGGATGCTGGAACACTCCCAGCACTCCACCGGCATGTCCGGAAAGTATTTCCTGAAACATGTCATCTCGAAGTTGGCGTTGAACGCCGTCTTGAGAATCCTGTCGTCATATAAAGCATCGATAAACCACTGGGGAAACTGTCCCCCGGTCTTAGTGAGGTCCAGCACCTCCACGGGCTCGTCGTCGAAAGCAAACCCGCAGAGAAGGATTTCAAAGTCCGGTGCGTCTACATACTTGTAGACGCCGTACTTGATGTCGTTGCTGCTGAACGTCTCCAGGTCAATCCCCAGCGTTGCCACGGGGGCCATGGTCAGCCCTCTACTTTGGTGTGGTAGACTTCATCTGCCATGTACTGGCAGGCGGAGAATTTAGCCACGGTATGGGCAGGAACAGTGACAGGCGCTCCACTGGGGAGGTGCTTCACTGCTTCCGGTCTGGCTTTGACGGTAAAAGTGCCGAGGCCTGCAATGGAGACCTTGTTGCCCTTTTTCAGTTCTTCACGGATGGCAAGCACGAAGGCGGCAATGACTGACTGCATCCCCTTTTTCGGGATTTTCTTTTCCAGCTGGTCGTTGTAGAGTCTATCGATAATCTTATTTGTAGTAATTTTTTCCATGGTGTTATCCTCCCTTAGGTTAGAAAAGGTCGTCATCAGCGGCGGTGTCGTTGGTAGAACCGTCGGAGAATCCATCGTCAAAGTCGGAAGCAGAAACGCTAACGCCGCCCAGGGCTTCGCCGTCCTTCCACTTCTGAATGGCCACCAGTCCTACGCCGATGCCGAAATTTCCGGAATGGTTGTAGCCATAAAACTGGAGGATTGCCCGAACATAACATCCTGAGAATACTTCTGCTTTGTCCAGAATCTCATTCCCATGTCTGTCAAAGATTTTTGGTGGGTTGGTTTCCTGGGCCTTGCAGTTGATAAAGAGGCTGTTTGCATAGGCCTCATCCTGCGGCCTGTCTTCGTCTCCATCACGGAGCGGGATACGGAGGCCATTGCTGTGGACCTTGGAAGGGCCGCCCAGCTTCTGGATGACTTTAGGATCCTGCAGGAGAGCTTTAATCTTGCTCTTGATGGCTCCGATTGTCTTGTCATCGTCCTTGCTGATGATGAGGGATGCAGAGTACACAGGCTTGCCTCCGTTCATCGGGGCTTTTGGCTCCCAGATGTTAGCGTAGGAAAGGCGTACAACGCCGGTTAAAATTTCGTTATCTCTTAACATAATTATTCTTCTCCTTTTTCAAATACATTTTTCAATCTGTCCGGGTCGGTCTCCAGTGCGGGCCGTTTATCAGACTCGGGCACCAGGGCGGGGCTCCGTTTGCCGGTCTCTACGATGCCATCAAGCAGTGTGTCCAGCTTCTTGGCGCCGCAGAGCTTTTTGAGCTCCGTCAAAGTCTGGAGAGTCTGCGGCTTATAAATCTCCTCAGGCTTGTAACCTGCTTCCAGAAGCCGTCCTGCAGCTACGTCGGGGTTGGTAATCTTTCTGACGGAGCGGCCTGCCACCAGTTTGAGGCCTGGAAGTTTCCTGCCATCCAGTGCCTGCATGAGAGCGTAAGTCTCGATGTCCTCAAGCCACCCTTTGATGCGTTTGGCTTTTAGGACAATGTCGGCCACCTCATTCGGCTGGAGCTCCGCTGGTGGTTTAAACGCCTCTTTGAGCGGCGCCGTCATGTAATCGGCGTAGGCCCGGCAGACCGTCCGGCACCGGCAGAAGCGGCAATGGTCACCGGCCACCAGGGAGCCTTTGCCTTCGAAGGCAAGGAGCGCCCTTTGGTGGACCACCCTACCCCAGGCCTTAAGGTCCTCCACGGAGAGCTCCTCAGAGGACACGTTTCCGATGCGAGGCTGGATAATGGTCATGCGGACTCGGTCAAATCCCCAAAACATCTCCTGCGCCTCGATGGCGCCCAGGGCGTAAAGTCTCATCTGGCTGTTGCCCTTGGCAGAGACTTCTACCCCTTTGCCATACTTAAGGTCGCACACCTCCAGAATCTTGTCGGAGATGATGAGACAGTCCCCCGTCCCGAAGCCCTGCGGTACGTACTTGGAAAAATCAAGATGCTGTTCGACTAGAAGGCGCGCATCAGGGCTGACCGCTCTAGCCTCGGTGTACTTTTCAATCACCGTATCCACGTAGGATTGGATGGCTTCCTTCATCTCCGAGTTGTCGGAGATGACTTCGGGGCGGCCGCCAGCCCTGAAATCCTTGAGCGTTTTTTCCGCCAGTGCATGGGCCTCCGTCCCCTCAGCGGCATAAGGGGATGACTTGTCCGGAAACTTGAGCTCCCATCTTGCAGACGGCGAGCACTTAAGCCACCGGGCAGAGGCGCTAGCGGAAAGTACTGCGTGGCTCCCCATTAGATACTTACCAGGGCTTTGAATTCAGGCAGGTCCGCCTCCGAGATGTCGGATACCTTTTTGAGGCCCTTGTCCTGGAGCCACTGCTTGATGCGGGCCTTGCCGTCGGGCACCTTCTGGCAGTAAGCGGCGCACAGGGTGCGGAGGTCCGCCGGTGAAATCTTCTTTTCTTCTGCCTGTTTCGGCTCTTCCTTTTTCGGAGCGGGCGCCGGTGTCTGCTTCATGTCGGCTTCAGCGGGTTTCGGTTCTTCTTTCTTAGGAGCCGGTGCAGGCGCTTCTTTCTTTGCGGCCTGCTTTTCAATCTTTGCCTTGGCTTCCTTCTTTACTGTGTCAATCACCACTTCGGCTACTGCCTTTGCAGCAGCAGGGGTGAGGTTCTGTTTCGGTGCTTCCAGTTCTAGAAAGTCAGAGACTTCCAGCAGGACTTCTCCTGGGGTTCCGTTAAATTTGATTTCCATAGTTTTTTCTTCCTTTCTTTCGGAAAAAATGAGATAATAAAGATGAGGTTCATTTCGGGGGAAGTGAATCCTTGGCCTGCTTTTTAGCGGGCCTTTTTGCTTGCATAATCCTTTCCGGCGGTACATCGAGCGCCCAGGCTATCTTGAGGAAAAGGTTAGCCGATGGATGGACACGACCGGTAAAGATGGCGCTGATGCTGGCCTGTGAAGCCCTGCAGCGGAGAGCCAGGTCCTTGTGCGACATCCCTTTCCCTTTAGCGTTCAAGAGCCCTTTAGCGTTCAAGAGCCTTTGTAGAGCTTTGGCGTCGATGGGCCGTATGTTGCGGTAACGCTCGACGTAGGGTGTAGGTTTGCCGCCGGTAAGATCCTCGTGGAGGACGTGTAGAGCATCAGCAATTCTGTGGGAGGTAATGTCCGCGCAGGGCGTGCCCATGTTCCAGATGATTTCCATCAGCCGGTTGTAGGTGATGCCGGTCGCTTTGGCAAAGTCTCTGTCCGTCCAGCCCAGCTTGCAGAGCCTACGTTGGACTAAATCACTGTTAATCATTTTCATCACCTCCTTTAAAACAGGGATGAACAACTTCTTAATCATTTACCTGAATCCCAGTAAGCTGAAGAAACTTTTCGGCATTGAAATTTGGAATATTCTTAATAATGCTCTTTTCATTTTTAGTTAAAGAATTCCACCAGGTACTAAATGCTTTGCCAGTGTCACAAACCTTTAAATAACCAACAATTGTTTCATGCTCGTGATGTGCAACCTTTTCTTCATCAGTCATATCACTTGATATAATGAATTGATTAGGTTTAAATTCAATTCTAGCTAGCAAAGAATATGCATCTGAATCTCTCCATTGCCGGAAGGTCATATCTGATTCGACATCAAAGATTCTAATAGTATGTTCTTCAGTGCAGAAGCAGCCGGTTTCATGATCTGAAACATTCATGTCCCCCGTACAAAAGTCACCCTGATTCCAACAGCCAGTGTTGTAATCGCCAGTGTTCCAATAGCCAGTATTCCAATCGCCCGTGTTCCGGTGGCCAGTGTTCCGGTTGCCCGTGTTGCAATCGCCCGTGTTGCAATCGCCAGTGTTGCAATCGCCAGTATTCCAATCGCCCGTGTTCCGGTGGCCAGTGTTCCAAGCGCCAGTGTTCTGGTTGCCAGTGTTGCAAAGTCCGCTATTTGCTTTGCCGATATTAACAATGGTTAGAAGTTCATGCCAAGGAATTTCACGAACAATCTCAAGCTTGTTCGTGCAACATTTATCATCACCTTCATCAATTTCACCATGGGAAATAACTTCAGCAACCTTGTTATCAGGGTTAAAGCTGTAATAATTAAAACAATCCTTTGCATTTTTGCAAAAGTGAAAACCTTTATTACACACTGATGGAATAACCTTTTCTTCATAAGTCTTTCCAACTTCATATTTAAAACCCCGGCATGTCCAATCTGGATTAAAAACTTTGAATCCCTTTAGCATTTCAATCATCAACCTTTCAGGCTATAATCAATCTTGATATAAATTTACATTTGCGCTTGGTTGCCATTGTGCGGACCGTCAGTTCGCAATTTGTATATGCCATTACTTTCCTCCTGTGGTAAAATGATGTCGGAGAAGTTCCTTTTCCGACTTTGGCCTTTGACGTCTCGCACACGTCAGAGGCCTCTTCTTTTTGCTAATAAAAGTGGGCAGCCTTTTGGCTTTTCGATTGGGACGCTCCCGTCTGGAGCCAGTTTACTGTTTGCCATCGCACGGCAAACATAAACAGCATCCCCGTCACGATTAACACGATTTCTGAAAATACAGTCCCAACAGTCCATTCTGTAAATGCCCCAAAGCTTCGGGCAGAATCCTAACCCTCCCTCTTTGTGCGGGAGCCTTACATCAGAAAATTTATTCGGGCAGATAAAGGCAAACTGGCACACGTCGCAGTTAGTATTTACTTTCATCTTCCTCACCTCCTTTCATAATCCTTTTCTCTTCGACTCTTTGATCGGGCAATCCCTTGGCGTTGTCTTTGGGATTTTCCCGTCCGGTCTCATGCGGACGTAATGCATCGCCGCGCAGGTGTAAATGGGATGTCCGTTTTCCATGGCATATTCGCCGGAGCCTCCAATGCTTTTGGATTTGCGGCAAAAAATGCAATTCCGGCACCGGAGAAGATTCATTTCCGGGAGCTTCGGACAGAGCCCCAGGCCGTCATCATCCCTGGAAAGGCGTTGCTGCCTTTCTGCCATGGGGCAGATTTCCCCGAATGGGCAGTGCGTGCAGTCAGTCTTGGTTTCCATTTTCTTCACTTCCCTTCTCGTTCCTGCAGAACAATTTCCAGCCCCAGAGCGTGGCAGAATAAAATCAGATGCTCGAGGGGAATCCGTCGGCGTGTATTGGCGTGAGACAGGGCATCGATTGACAGTCCTGCTTTTGTACTGACACGACGCAGGGACCGTTCGCCATATTTTTGCTTTGCGGCATAGAGAATGGTGTCGATAATGGCGTCCGTGTCTTGCCGGATGATGTAATAGCTGCCAGCGGTCAGCTCTCTCTTGCCCGGCTTCATAATTCCCTGGCCTTCTTAACCCTAATCACCAGCTCTGTACCGGGCTGGAGATTGCCGGGGTCTGCTATCTTGTTATCCTGGGCCACCTGCCAGGTGAGGCGGCTCATGTCTTCTCTGTTGGTTGCTACCTGTCCGACAATACCCCAGAGAGTGTCACCGGCCTCCACTGTTTTCCGGTACTCAACCAACTGGGTTTTCATGTTGTCACGGTAATAACCGTATCCCACAGCACCGGCGGCAAGAGCGGCGCAGAGGATGCAGCCTATGCGCGTCCATCTGATGCGTTTAATCAAGGGCTTCATGATTTTTCCTCCTTATCCGGGTCTCCACCTAGGGCGACGTTGATAAGACTTAGGGAAGATTCGTAGGCGTCGGCCTTGCCGTGGTAAAACATTTTGACAAGGTCGCTTTCGTTATCATCGCTTCCGGCGGCGTAGGCGCTCTCCCGAAGGTCCTGGAGCTCGGCACGAAGGGAAGCAATCGTTTTAGCGTCGAGTTCTGATTTCAATGACTCCGAGCTCCTTTCCGGCGTTGCAGACTATGTCCGCCGCTTCCTCCTCGCCCATTATTCCCAGGAAAACAATGGTATTAAAAATGGTGTCCCGCTTATTGCGGAGGTCGATGAGGTAGAGTTCTTTGCTCTTCCAGTCCTTCATCTCCACGTCATCCAGTGCATCTCCCTCGTCATAAAAGCGATGCTCATACTCTCTGATGGCCTGGCTAATCCGGACCTTCTTCCTTTCAGATTCGTAAAGGATCTCTTTGGCTTTCTTTTTCAGTTCTTCTTCATTCATAACTGAGGTTCCTCCCTGTCTTTTCATACTTTTGAATCAGCGCATCCAGTGTTTCCGGCCGGAAACGATACTGGGCGCCGAATCTGACCGCCTTAACTGTCCCCTTCTCTCTGAGCCACAGAAGTGTCTTAGTGGAAATGGAGAGATATTGAGCGGCTTCCTTCGTTGTCAGAAGAGCTTTATTCATTGCGGGCCTCCTTTTGCCATTTAGCAACTTTCAGAGTAAAAAAATATGGCTTAATAAAATCGCTTCCCATGTGCAGGGCTTTCAGGCAGTCCATAATGTCCTGCTGAGAAAATTCCAGCTTGTTCGATAATTTCTGACTAAGCGTGGATGGATTCATGCCAATAGCATTGGCAAAGTTTCCTTCTGTGCCAAACTGTTCTCGGATTTTTCCGCGCAGAGCGCTGTAATCAAATTCCATGATGTCACCTCCTTTTTGCTAATTAGCAAATTGCTATATTTCTATTATAGTCTATCTTTGCGAAAAAGCAATAGATTTTTTATGATTTGCAAAAAATATTTGCTAGTTGACAAATTGACGCCTATAATAAGAGTAGAAGAGAACAAAAGGAGCTGACTTTTATATGAATACTTTTGGCGATAACTTGCGGAAGGCCATGGAAAAAGCAGAAATAAATGCCACGGAATTATCTGAAAAGACGGGCATTTCAAAATCTACTATTTCCCGCTATCTTTCTGGCGGTTACATAGCAAAGCAGAAGAATCTCTTGAAGCTGTCACTTGCCCTGCATGTAGAGCCTAAATTTTTATTCTCTGACGCCGTGGAGGAGCTGGATGCAAATTTAAAGGTCTACAGCATCCCCATAGTAGGCAAGGTCGTGGCCGGTACCCCTATCGACGCTATCGAAAACATTACCGACTACATCCGTGTCACCAATCCTGCCGCTGCTGATGGCAGTTATTATGCCCTTCACGTTACCGGGGCCAGCATGGAGCCTGAGATGCGAGAGGGTGACCTTGTTATAGTGCACAAACAGGACTACTTTGACAGCGGTGATATATGCATTGTCCTGGTCAATGGTGATGAGGCCACGGTCAAAAAGGTTATTAAGAGTGACCAGGGCATAACCCTCATTGGTTTCAATGCTACGGTTTACCCGCCGCACTTTTACAATGTACGGCAGGTGGAGGAGCTCCCTGTCCGGGTCATTGGTAAGGTAAAGGAGGTGCGCCGCAGTTATTAAGTTATTATCTTAAAGGAGGTAAAGATTATGAAAAAGATTCTTTTGTTTTTATCCGCAGTGCTTCTCGCCCTGCTGGCTCCTGCCTATGCGAGGGCCGCTGTTACTCCAGTGCCCCAGTCGGCGCCGGTGATGGTGACGCTGTTTGGGGGCAATGGATTTTCTATGGGGGTTATCCACCAGGAGCAGGTGGATGAGCTGCATAAAGCTACGGAGAGCTTTGTAACCTATTCCGGCTGCCGTCTGGATCCGGATTTTCGGACCAAGGCAGACAATTATATTGCAGACCATCCAATGATGGGCACTCCTTCTGCAGATTGGCTTGTCGGCATTGGTAAAGCTGTAGGCGCTGATTATGTAAATTACATGAACAGCAATCTGGACAGTTTCCACACGCCTGGCTTCTTTCACACAACGGTTGAGGGAATGATTACCACCACTCTTCGCACTATCCGCGTTTCCGACGGCGTGACCGTCCTTACCGCGAATGCATCACAGGAAGGCAAGATTGAAAAGACATCTTTGCAGTGTGCTCTTGCCGCTTTTGAGAATGCTAAACAGGTCGAGAAAGACAACCATATCATTTTTGTTAAAAAGTAATTTTTGCAATTTAAAAGCCGGTGCTTAAGTAGCGATTAAGCACCGGCGAGGAAGGATAACGCCTTTGCATCCCCGGGGAAAGAGAGAGCTCAAGGGATGCGGGGGATGACCTTATCCATCTCCATTATAGCACGAAGGAGCTTTATTATGGCTACTTTTGTTAAGCGCGGGAAAAAATGGTTTTTTATCGTCTCCTACTACGGCTCTGACGGCGTGCGCCATCGCCACGAAGAGTACGGCGGCATGACCAAAGAGGAGGCGGAGAGGACCTTTAGGGCTCACATCCGCCAGAAGGATGAGACCGGCCGCTACGTCAAGCCACCGGACATCACTGTGAGTGACTTCCTTGCGGAGTGGCTTGAGAAGCAGGTCAAAGTTAACAGCAAGCCCGCCACCTACAATCTGTACAAGGGCCTTACCGCTAATCACATCAATCCTGCTTTTGGCGCAAGGCGTCTCCGTGACATCCGCACCCGGGAGATGCAGGATTGGCTCATAGGCCTTAAAGATAAAGGATCTGCAAAGTCTACGGTTAAGGTCCTCCTCTCCATCCTGCGGAGCGCGGGGAAGTGGGCGGTGGCCAATCGGGAGTACTTAGCAGTCAATCCGGCCGCTAACGTCTCCCTTCCCCGCTTTGATGAGGCGCCCACCTCGCCGGGGGTTTTTACACCGGACGAGATAGAGGAAATTTTTGATTTTTACTGCGAGGGTAGCAAACTTTACATCCCAATCCGGATTGCATACTATACAGGCATGCGCATAGGAGAGGTGCTGGCGCTCAAGTGGTCCGACATCGACCTTTTCGGCCGCTCTATTACAGTAAGCAAGACACTATACGGCGATGCGGCAAACGCCCCTAAGACAAAGGGGAGCTATCGGCAGGTCAGCTTTGGGCAAAAGCTGATGACAGACTTTATCAAGCAAAAACACTGGCAGGAGGCCAATGCAGAGGCCTGGGGCTCTTACTACACCCCTTCCCCCTACGTCTGCACAAGAGAGGATGGGAGCCAGATGACTGCCAACGACATCAGGGCCTTTGAGAAGTACTGCAAGGCACACTTCGGCGGCCATTCCTTCCACACCTTCCGGCACACCCACGCCACGAGGCTCCTGGCGTCCGGCCAGTTTACCCTTGAGTACGTAGCAAAGCGACTGGGACACTCAAGCCTTGCCACGACGGCCAACATCTACTACAACGTCACAAAGGACGAGGCGAGGCAGGCGGCGGACAAGATGGAGGATATACTTTAGTTCTTCGGGAGACTTTTACACAAAAGTCTCCCTTTTTAGCATACTTTTGGTAAAAAGTATCCTTTTAAGACGATTCTTAATTAAAATCAAAAAATGGTAGGCAGTCAATTTCTCTGCCTACCATTTGGACTACAAAGAGCCGATTTAGCTAGATTTTATCGGCATACTTTTTTAACATTAAATTATCGGAACCTACAAATTCCCCCTAAAACAGCCAGGTCTCTCTCGTAATGCTTTTACCCCTCTCATATGTTCTTTTTGGTATTGTATTACTGAAAACTGGCTGAGGATCTATTTCCTCTATTTGGATACTACAAATACAACAACCAATTCTATTTTTTATAATGACTCCAAATTAAATAATCACCTGTATCTATCAGCTGTTCATTTAATTTGGAGTCTTATTGATTTGAATCCCGGGAATGTCCATGCAGGTCATGAACGAATCTCCCGCTGTATATCTGAACTGCACAACCCTTCTGTATTTCTATTCTTTATATTTAGAAATAGCTTTTCGATTTTTAAATATCTTTTGAATATGATATGTGATAGCATATAATAATCATATGCATTTTATACTGGAAGGATCGGATCATTATAAATGGATGGCAATAATTTTTATATCAGTGATTTTCAAAAATCAAAACTCATGCAGGAAGAGTTGTCTGCAAAAAGTTTGAACTCATTGGCCGGTGCAAAGGCTAAGAATACAATTGATGCATACAGGTCTGATTGGGATGATTTCTGTGATTGGTGCAAATACCATAAGCAAACGTCCTTCCCCGCAACTGCTGAAACAATTGTCAACTACATCAATGATTTGGCGGATTATGCCAAGACAGCTACCATCAGGAGAAGGGTCAGTGCCATTTCAGAGAACTATAACGCGGCCATTACTTCTGGCATAAAGGTCGAGAACCCCTGCCGGGAATGGATTGTCAAGGAGGCCTTGACGGGCCTGACCAGACTCAAGGGCGGCGCCCAAACCGGAAAAACTCCCATATATTGGGACCAGCTGTGCGATATGATCAAATGCATTGATACCAAAGGTCTGGGCGGATTAAGAGATAAGGCAGTCTTATTGCTGGGATTTATGGGTGCATTCCGCCGAAGCGAAATTTCCGGTTTAGATGTAACAGATATTAAAAGAGTTCATCAGGGAATTATTGTGACAGTCAGACAGTCTAAAACAGATCAGCAGCAAATGGGCCAGCAAGTTGGTATCCCTTGCATCAGCGACGACGATTTTGACTGTGTTAAAGCCGTCGAACAGTGGATTACCGCTGCCAATCTAGTCGATGGCCCCCTGTTCCGCTCGATTCTCAAGAACAACACAGCTTCTAAAAACAGGCTTAGTTCCAAGAGTATTAATCTAATCGTAAAAAAGTACGTGTCAATGATTGGGCTGAATCCTGATTTATATGGTGCACACAGCCTTAGGCATGGGTTTGCCACATATGCTGCTTTGAATGGTGTTGAAGAACGATTGATTATGAGGCAGACGCGGCACCGTTCGGTTGAAATGGTTAGAAGATATATTAATGAAGCTGATTTGTTCGTCAATAACCCAATCAGTGCCATTTTCAATAAAAAATAGCTGTGAGTAACATGCCTGATCAGCTAAAAAAACGTCAGTATAGAATCTATTCAACTAGAAGGCGGATTGTATAATTAAGTTGAACACTTAAAAATCCATAGCGAACCCTTGTGGTAAAATGTAGTTGCACAAAAAAACACAACCACAAAGGA